TGGGGCCATTAGGATTTTTTCCGGTACGACATTTAGCAGAAAAATTAAAACGGTGCGTACCTTTCGATACGCACCTTGAAGTTACGGTCTGGTGAAAGAACAACGAAGCATAAGTCCTGCGGTAGAATAGCGCTGAATCTCGATATATTTTCCAGCACCAAGTGTAAATGTGCGAGTCATGCCATTAGTGCCGTTATCAAGGTCAACCAACCACACATTAAGAGTAAAGGTTATATTACCAGTACCAGCGTTCATGATAATCGAGTGCCAGCTATCGGGAAATGCATTAAGAGTGCTTTCCTCAAGAGTTACAGTTCTAACTTCATTTGTTAAGTAAATGAAACGCCCCCAACTATCGTCCATCAACGCATTAGCTTGATTGATAGTTAAAATTTTGGGATACAAACCAGAAGCGTCCATATTTTGGAAACCTACCGCGTTAGGTGTTGTAGGAATAGCACCGACATTAGCAGCGGCAATATTTACGTTTCCGTTCTCGTCAGGCGAAATAGAATTAACGCTTTTAACAGTACCAGCATTGACGTTTCCAGCGCTATCCGGCGCATTACCGTTAACACTTTTAACAGTGCCAGCATTGACGTTTCCAGCACTATCCGGAGTATTACCATTAACGCTTTTCACTGTGCCGACATTAACGTTACCGCCAGTCGGCGTAATACCGTTTACGCTTTTCACAGCATTGAGAGGGACATTGCCGCTTGCATCAGCACCAACTCCGTCAACGCTTGCAACACCGCTAACCTGCGGCAAGTTAACATTACCGCTTGCATCTGGCGTACTACCATTAACGGACTTGACAGTGCCGACATTCACGTTGCCATCAACAGGTTTAACGTTATTAACGCTAAATACAGTATTTTCGTTGAGGTTATTCACGTTTCCGATAACTTCATTCAGCTTGCCAACAAACTTGCCAAGCATTTCATAATAGCTAAGTGCGTCAGTATAGACAAGAGGAAGCACTTTCTGACACCAGAAATTTTTAACAAATTCAATCATGTAATTACACCTCCAATTACATTATCTGCAAAATGACTTCTGACGTATTAAACGTCCGCTGCACCGCGCTTGAGTTTACAACATACTGAATAGTAAACGTATCAGCAACAGGAGCAGAAGCGTTGCCGCTCGTAATCTGAATAACGTTATCAAATTCAGTAATTCCAAATGGCTTCTTATTTATCACGATAGCTTTCAAAAAATTCACCTCACCATAGATACATGAACAGAGAACGCAAGTCACGAATAATCATCATATCGATATTCAAAAACGATTTACGAAAATCCATCAACTTCTTTGCGTAATTCTCTCCACCAGCCTTACCGCTTACATACTCAATATACTGTTCTGTCGTACTAATGTTATTATTTACAGTTCCACTATTGCTACTACTTCCAGCATTAACCCCCTCTACTGAATCTTCATTCTTTACCTTACCAGCAGAGCTAAGATACGTCTCGGTATCAACACCCTCAAGTCCACCCTGCGGAGTGTCAGAGAACATATTGTAAGCAATAGCATTTCTATCAGCCTTACTCATTTCATTACTCGTTGTAACGCTCTCACTCTTACCGCTACTTTCATTATTACTACTACCACTTCTCTGTGTCTTTAAATCCACATCAACCAAAGGGTTGAAAGTCAACAGTTCGCTCTTATAAAGCTGATTATAATAAGGCATAATCTCGTTCATCTTTGCCTGCAATTTCAGCTTCCAAAGTCCAACAGTTTCCAGACCAATTTCCTGCGTGTAGTAATGCAACAGAATTTTACTCTCAAGAACTGTCCTATAATTTTCGTCAAATATAGGATACGGGAAGTCAAAAATTTTATCCCTACTATCGGTAATTACTTTGCCAACATCCGCGAAACCTACGCTTTCTTCAAGTCCAGCATACGTCTCACAAATATACCGAACCTCCGTAGTATACTTAGACATTCAATTCACCTCCGTCACCTGCAATGATAGACACCTCTCCATCACCGCTTTCAGCCGGGAGCATAATCTCATTGTCAATCTCGCGGTAATCTTCACGATAGTAAACCTCAATATTAAGGCCAAACATTTCGTTAATTTTTTCAGCCGCTTCTCGTCTTGCATTTAGCCTACTGTATCGGCTTGCAATCGTAGCACCCATAGCTCTTGTAATTTCATCGGAAATAAGTCGCTCCTTTTTCTGCACGTTGGTATTACTAATACCGAGATAAGTAAGGGCTTCATTCCAATACTGTACCTTTAGGTCGTACAACGATTTAGCCACAAACGGAGCGTCAGTCTTTAGCACCTTTACTGTATCTCCGCGCATATCATTTGTTCCGAAGATATACGGCTGGTTGCCGTCGTACTGCATATACAGATTCTTCATGCTCAAACGCTCGTTCTCATCGCAAGAGATAAGGATAGGTGTTTTCTGCGCCTTGATATTAACATCGATAGTTCTGTCAATCTCTGCAAGTCTTGCAGCGAACATATTAACATCGAGCATACTTCCTGTGCGCAGATAGTTATTATAAATAATAACACTATTGCTCTCGTTCAGTTCCACTTGATATCCGTTTGCTGCAAAAGCTCTACGCCTTTTAGGTACGCGATACACGTCAAAGTCACCCTGCGAGAGATTCTGCAAACACAGGAAACCCATTTCTTCATCTTCAAAGAAAACGGCCTGTCCTTGGCTAAAAAGTGCAAGCTCCATAAATCTTGGGTCTACTGTCTCTGGCAAGTTCTCCCACCTAAACATACTGATAGACAGCTCTGTTAGTCTGCGGTAATACTGCGCGTAGGTTGCATTATTCATATTACCGCTTTCCCAAAAGGCTCTATCATGCCCATTTCTTTTTGCCATATTAACCTCCTGTGTAAATAGGATTATCAAGGCTGTAATTGCCAACATTATCGTGGTCAGCCCAAAATGTGATACCGCTGTCAAAGATATTCTGAATCATATCGCCAGCATCTGCCGGTAAATCACCATGTACTACGCAGTCAACTGTCTTGATGTAAGTGAACCTATTTCTTGCATGAATATTTGGCACAGTAATAACGTGCTGCGCGTAACCAAAACGTGTAAAATATCCGTCAATCTTACGAGCAAATTCGTGTGTAATAGTTCGGTGGAAAAGCCAAAAGCCTTTAAGCCTGTTTGAAGTGAAATAGTCTGGCGTATTAGCACCTGTGTTATGAGGGGCAGCAACAGCGTGTGAATAAATAGCTTGCATTGTGTTATAAATAGAGCTTTCAACTGACGGCAAAGCTCCAAAACTTTCGCCATCGCCGGAAATAGCAGCACCAACAGCAGCTCCGCCCATGGAAAGAGCTGTCATTGTTGCAGCATTTTCTCTAACCCAATTAGCATTTATTTTAACATCGTCTGGATTTATTTGATTATAGTTTGGAATTTGCCCTGTTTTCATTCCCTCTCGCATAGCTGAAATCACATAATTAACGTCATTCTTTACAGTTGCAGCACCAACCCTAACTTCGTCAACAGCTTTGAGCATAGTAGACCCAGCAAGAGATTGCGCCATATATGCCTTAAACATATCTGTGTTATAAGAGCACTGTGAGAAGTTGTTAATAAACAAGCCCTCCGAATAATTATATTCAGCTCCTTTGTAGTTTATAGGAACACACAAGGCAACTGGCGCGGTAGTAATATTGAACGTTATCATAAACTGGCATACAGCCGGGTTAGTTCCTCCAAAGTACTCCTGCCTAAAAGCAGCAGTAGCACCCTCGCAGTTCTGTCCCTCGATAAAACAATATGGGTATGTCAGCAATTTTTTGTTCTTAGGTGTATAATAGTCAAGAGAAGTGATTTTTGGAATACTATGCGGTATCTGCGTCGGCAACAACTGGTCATCTAAACTGTCGGACGGAATCATTACCAATGAAATAATACCGTTATCAGTTCCAAATTCCTCTACAGCCGCAGAAAGAAAAGAATTTATAGAAGCAATTGTATCAGCATTTTCTATGTGCCTAAATACTCGCATATTTAGACCTGTATAAATGCCCCATCGATATGACCCCTGTGTACCAGCAAATACCCATTTATTGTCAGCAGTAAGGCTGCTCGAAAACGTAGAGTAAACGATAACGTCATAACCTGTAAATGTTTTAGACCAGTCAAGGTTATTATCGACGTACATATATTCGCCAGTTTCAAGGTTTTCTGGAATAAGATTGTCGCCGGGGTTATCAGTAACAGAGTGTTGTCTTTCAATAAAGCACTCACTTAGTCGCATCTCGAAAAACCACGTCTGCAACTGGTCAACGGCAAAAACAATACCGCATACATTGTTCGAGATATATACTACATTTGTGATAAACGCATAGAACCACTTATTTGAATATGCCGTGTTTCTATACATCATATAGTTGCAATCTCTCACATCATCGGCAGAAGCCTGTACTTTAATATAACCGGGTGTTGCTCTGGCGTATGTGCATTTAGGGAAATACCTTTTACTCTTGCCAATAAAATATGCTTCTTGATTTGCAGGTGTATCGAACCAAAGTGTATGTCTATATCCCTTGTCTAAAGGCACATCATAGAGCAATCTTATATCGGAGTTCGGAATAATATATGCCATATTTTTTCCTCCTAAAAGAGAGGGAGAGAAATTCCCTCCCTCTCAATTTTCATATTAGCCCTTGTTGAACGTGATAGCGTCGCCAACCTTGGCAGTTGCCACGGTGATATTGGCGCTCGCGGTATACGTAGTGCCGTTGATAGTGAATACCGGCTTGATAGTAGCCTGCGCAGCAGGCACGATGTAAGCGCCGTATTTAAGCACAGCGACCCCAGCCGCAGTTTCATCAGCGCCCTGCACAAATTCAATCTGACGAGAGCTAAGTGCAGCGGTCTCATCAACAGTGACGGTCAGAATACTCACACCATCGCCAGCCGTGATATCGGTAATCTTACCGGTAAGGGACGCCGGAAGCGCAACGTCAGCATCAGCGTCAACAAACACAACGGCGTTCGAGAAAATACTGTAGGAAACAGTTTTCCACACATTGTAGAAATAGTTCCAGTACATACCGCTTGCGACGTACTTCTCGGTAAACTTGGCGAGGTTATCATACACCTGAAACCACTCCTTGTCAACGAGAACAGCCTTAACCTTTGCCATGAGAGCAAGTTCTTCGGGCGTAACTTCCTCAATCATGTCAGAGCTTTCACGGATAACATCAAAGCGTTCATTGTCGAACGTAGTGAAATCGTCAATGAGTTTGAGGTGACCCATGAAATCAGCCTTGTCCATGTTAAAGGCAGACGCCAGAACGTTCACATCATACTGTGCATTGTAGTTAGCGTCCATAAAGATATACTGGTCATTTTTGTCTGTCACGTTATGCACACCAGCAGAGTTATACTTTGTGCTCATAAACGTAAGAGCGTTAGAAGTACCACGGAAAGACACAGCAGCGTCAGTCATGGCAGTACCGCCGAGCTTCATCGGGAGCATCTTACCCTTGGTAACACCCTTAATGATAAGATACTTGAAAAGAAGATACTCGTCGTACTCGGCAGCAACGCTGACAGCACTGACAATTTTGGCAATCAAATCCTCAACACCGTTAATGCTAAGGAACGCCATGCGAAACTCTTCGTCAGTAATGGTCACGGGATACTGAACACGGAAGTTCATGCAATGGAACGCAGCCCGAACATCCGGGAGCGTCTTTTTCAGTTCGCGCTGTTCAGCTTTGTCCGTGCTAAACTCACGAGCCTTGGTGATGTTGACGAAAACTTCTTCGACAGTTTCGCCAAACTCCAGATAACCCTTTTTGAGTTCAGCATAAGCGTTGTTAAACGTCGCGCTCTTTACACGAACAAGGGCGATACGGTTAACAAGAGAGCTAAGAAACTGGTTGGCAAGAGACGGATAGCCAGCAAGCATTTCGCCAACCTTGGGAATGTCTGTGGCTTTGGTAATTTCGGGGATAGTGCTCTGATACTCATAGGACGCATTGGCACGAATGGTATTCAGAATATCAATCGTGCTCGCGTTAAGCGCGGAAATAGCAACTCTGGTAGGCATTAGTTAACCCTCCTTAAAAAGATTTTCATAAGTGTATTTCTTGCCCGAATTTTCCTCCGTTTCTTCATCTTCATCTTCATCTTCTTCGGGCTTACCGTTCATAAAGCGGTCACGATATTTCTGCCGCCATTCGCGGTCATTTTGCTCGTACTTTTCCTTATAGTTGATGTTTTCAGTATTGATGTAACTATCAAGAGTGTCAGATATATCGTCAAACAGTTCAAGTGTAGCGTCAGACGTATCTTCGCCAACAATCGAACGAACAGAAGCAAGAATTTCGTCCTTAGTTTTAACAGACATATTATCTCCTCCTTTTTAAATAGTAAATCCACGGCATACCAGTCTTTAATCCTAAGTTCTTGTACCAATATTCTGCGTTGCTTACTCTTGTATTATAACTTGAAGCTGCATACTCCGCTGCTGGACGCTCATAACAAAGTTCAAATGCCCCTGTTAATTCAGCGAGCGTTAGGGTTTTACCGGCGTTGTTGATACCCTTTTTAAAATTTTCATATGTGGTATAATACCACGGTGATATGTCAACGCCTATATTTAGAAACGGAGTGTTGTAGTAGTTATAAAGTTGATGTAACCAACTGCTTTTAACGATTGATAAGAAGAACAACATTTGTGCGTTGCCGTCTCTTGGAGCTGCAATTTTATCGCTAAAGTACGGGGAATATCCCTCACCACTATACGTCACAGCATTGTTAGCGTTGATATATGTGTTTGCTGGCGTAAACTGAACAAGGCCATAGCCATGCAATGCAGCTTGCTCTGCGCTCCACCCTACAAACTCCGTGAATGTTGGAGCATAATCTCCTTGCCATCTCCACGGATTTAACCCGCTTTCATGTGTGACGTTGCCAAGCATAGCGGAGATAGCCTTGGTTGACCATCCATCAGCTATCAACACATTTGCAATTTCAAGAGCGTTGTTTCGAGCTGCACCGCTCTCTATAGCATATCCACCTGTGCTCTTGGCGTTCCACCCCATATGTTACACCCCGTATATACGATTTACTTCGGACTGAATAAGATTGTAAAAGTATTCTCCTATACGTTTTTTACGCTCTTCTCCGTTGTCCCATTTGCCGTCAAGCACTTCTGATGCAAAGTGTGACACAACTGCGGCGATAGCATCGTCATAGTTTATGTTTATAGTAAGCTCATCTTCAAGCACCTTGAAGTCATCTATGTCTGCATACATGATATCAAGGTCAAGAGGATAGCCACGATACTGTTGCATCATACACTTGCCGCTAAGGTCTGGATAATTTATTCCGTCGTTATAGCCCCAACTCGCTATCCATTTTGGAAAACCAGTAGCACCAATTTTCCACCCGAACCACGATTCGGCAGCATAAACTCCAGTGAACAAATTATGGTCTTTCATGCTTTGGCAAAATTCTCTGCAAATAGCTGTGATAGTAGCACTGTCTGGCATACCGTTTTTAGCCTTGAAACTATCGGCATCTTCCATGTCAATCCATACGCCGAGAGGGGGTTTTCTTTTGTTCAAAAATTTAAGGCAAGCTCCGGCTTCAGCAAGAGCGTCTTTCACTGTGAGCGCGTAACTGTACCAGTATACACCCCACGGAATCCCCAGCTTATTTGCCTGTGCAATATATTCTTCGGCGTATTTGTCTTTGCTTTCGGCGTAGCCCAAGCGTATGATAACAAAGTCTACGTCGTGCTCTGAAATAGAGAATTCTTTTCCCTGCCATTCAGAAATGTCAATGCCTTTCATTTCTTACTCCTTGTTTTTGTAAATACCTAAATAACGACCAAGGACAGTTTTCAGCTCCGGGGAAATCTTTGTGATATTTTCCACGCAGCTACCGAGTTCCATAATGCAGATATAACCAGAAACACCCTCAAAAATGGGAAGCTGGATATCCACATTTATGATAGGAAGCGCCCACTCGCAGAGCACTGACAGAAGTATCGCAGCAACTTCTCCTAATTTAGACCAAAGGCCGACTCTCATAACTGACGATTTATATTCGCCATTTCGTACCGCAGCAATGAGACCGGTAAGAATGTCCGCGAGAATAAATGAACCCACGATGATTGTCATTTTGAAGAACATTTTTATTCACCTCCTTTCATTTTCTTCAAATATTATATCATAAGGGCTTGACAATGTCAATAGCATATGTTAAAATATTATAGGGTGAAAATAACTATGGCAAATAAAGAGTATTATGACGGGACAAAAGTTCTGTCACTAAAAGATATCAATGGCGAGAAGCCAGAAATTATAATTGTAACCACAAACAGAACAGGCGGTAAAACAACTTATTTTAACCGTCTTTGCGTTAACCGCTGGAAAGAGGACGGCGGCAAATTCATGCTTATATACCGGTATAATTATGAGCTTGACAATGTTGCCGACAAATTCTATAAAGATATCCAAGGTTTGTTCTTCCCCAATACGCACATGACTTCAAAGAAGAACGCAAAGGGAATTTACCACGAGCTGTTTATCGATGATGTTAGTTGCGGTTATGCTGTAGCGTTAAATAACGCAGACCAGATTAAGAAAAATTCGCATATGTTTAACGACGTATCTCGTATGCTAATGGACGAGTTTCAAAGTGAGACAAACCATTACTGCGCCGATGAAGTTGAAAAACTTATTTCGATTCATACATCTGTTGCTCGCGGTAATGGGTCACAAATTAGATATGTTCCTGTGTATTTGATAGGAAATCCGGTTAGTATTTTGAACCCATATTATGTGGCTCTTGGTATATCCAGCCGCCTTACAGACAAGGTTAGGTTTCTGCGTGGAGACGGATTTGTTCTTGAACAGGGATTTGTTGAAAGCGCAAGTAAGGCTCAGAAAGAAAGCGGTTTTAACAGAGCGTTTGCCAAAAGTCAGTACGTTGCATATTCAGCGGAGAATGTGTATTTAAATGACAGCAAGAGTTTTATAGAAAGACCGGACGGTGTAAGCCGTTATCTTGCTACATTAAAGTACAAAGGTCAGCTATATGCTATTCGTGAGTTTGCCGACGCTGGTATCATTTACTGCGATGACCGGGCAGACGCAACGTACAAAGGAAGAATAGCCGTAACTACGGATGACCATGAGATAAACTATGTAATGCTCAAACAGAATGATTTGTTTCTTGCAAATATGCGTTACTATTTTGAACGTGGGTGTTTCAGATTTAAAGACCTAAGATGTAAGGACGCATTGCTAAAGGCGTTAAGTTATTGAGTATCCGCGTGGGTCTAACACATTGACTAAGCCGGAGAGCACAGGTGAAATATACTGCCGGTAACGTTGTCGGATTTGCTACCCGCTTTGTGTTTGCTCGCGTTATGGATATAGAAAACCCTAAGAGAATTATCTCTTAGGGTTTTTGTTTTTTCTCTTTTTATACCAGTCTAAGTTGCCCCTATTAGCGACATTGCCTGTTTCTATCCATAATATTTCATCTGCGTAACGATACGCTTTTTGTACTATATCACTTCCAAAGCGTTCTCGGTGCAATGCTGGCTTGTAAAAACCTGTATTATCACAGAGTATTCTTGTGTAACCAGCAAACGGCAAAAGTTCATATACTTCTTGCAAGGTTTTGCCTACGAAATATTTATGGTAAAAGTCTGCATTAGTCATAAATCACAGCCATGCTTAGAACCACGAGGGCAGCCATTGTTATATGCATAACAACGTTCGCAAAACTTGGCGTGGGTATCTTTAGGATAGTTTGTAGTGTTGTTTCTCTCTTTTACAATCTTTTTGGCAGACGATTTAACCACTTTATTTTTCATCAAGATTCACCCTCTCATTTTCTATAATATATGTTGCGTACATATCAGCAGAATGAAGCAAAAGAGCAAGGCTATTCTGCATAAATATGTTACCAATTAGCTGCAAACCTCTGCTATCTGAAAATCCCATGTGACCGTTAATTGCTTGTGCTTCAACGTCAGTAAGTTTAATAAATTTTGACGCGATATATACACTCTTTTCAGAATGGCCAAATGCGTACTCTTCATCAAAGACGTATGTCTCATACTGTTCCCATTGATTCGATTCGTCTTTTCGCCAGCGCAGTTCCTTTTTATATGTATTAGCTTTGCATATGTCATGCAGAAGAGAAGCTATGAGAACGTTCATATCATCAAACGGAATATAACGTTCTCCGGTAACTCCGGGAAACTGATAGGCCGCTGCGAACAAATTAGCTGCGTCAAAAACATTTAGACTATGCTGGCACAGCCCTCCCTCCTTTGACAAGTGATATCTGGTAGAGCAAGGTGCTGTAAAGAAATCAGTGCTCTCAAGATATTTGATAAGCTGTTCAATTCCGGGGCGCTTAGAAGCTATCAACAGAGATACAAATTCGTCGTGATTTTTGTTGCAATCTATATCCATTAGAAGTCCTCCATATTAGATAATCTTTCACGAACCAGTGACAGGTCTGTGTTACTCATAAGTACAAAAAGTTTGCATTTGTCAATGGTCTTGTCTATGCTTACGCCATATATTTTAATATTCATTTCTTCTATCATAGACAGAATGTCTATAAGTTTTCTCATAGAACCTTGGCAAATAAAGAAGTCCATCTTTACTCCCTTTTCGCTATAACATTGGCCATCACAAGTATGTATATGTTCGCATCCATTGCAAGGGCAATCATAGCAAGTAAAATCTAACTCACTATAGCAAGCAAAATATAACTCGCTATCTGGGTCACAATGTTCTTGAATTGTTTTTACATAACAATTAGCACAGCAGTCATACATTGTATTACCTCATTTCGTATGTTGTTTCGGTAAGCAGCACACCTCCCTTAATTCGTTTTGGCAACAGTTTTCCTGGAACTTTCAAGCCAACGTTAAAATCGTTTAATGTCCGTCGCTTGGAGAAGAAATCAATTTCTTCCTGTGTGTACTTTGGTATGTCTGTTCCTCTAATAGTTTCTTTGCTCCATTCTTCTACTTTTTCTGGCGTTGATTCAAGAGATTTCGCGAATAGGTCTTTACATTTTTCCGGCATACCGGCGCACTTTATTTCAAGATACGGTTTATCAACCGGTATTTGATTCTCGTGAGTGACGTGTTCTATGTATGTTTTCTGCCGTGTAAAGTAAGCGTAGTCCCAACATGATTCAAGTTTCCAACAGCAAAATTCTGTGTCGTCAACCTTTATCCCGACTATATCTTCCGGAGCAAGGTCACAATGTATGCTATCTGTGTCGGCATAAATGAAGCCGGGTTTGTCCTTGCCGTGATAATTCTTTTGGGCTGCACGAATTGTAAAGTCTCTGGCGTAACTTGTTATTGCAGAACCTATAGGAATATATCCGGGTTTCTTATCGTATGCTTCTACAGTGAAAAACCCTATAGAGCCGTCATCTTTAACAAAGGCAACCTTGAAACTTGAACAAGTGCTACTTGCCATTTTGCCGTATAGATTATTGAGAAAAAGTTTTGCTAATTGTCTTAACGCCCCTTTGCTTGTTTGTTTTTGTCTCTTATATTTCTCCATGTATTCGTCAAATAAACCGGAATACGCATTGAAGAAACAGCCGTCAATTATTTCATAATCTTCTAAATTATAGTGCTCTTGAATTAGTTTTAAATCTGTCATTGTTACTGTCATTGTCATTCGTGTATCGCGTACTTCTCCGTTCCACATATACTTGCTATAATATTTACCTGTTTCGCTGTCGTATATGTCAGAGGTTTCAAGGTTTTCAGTCCCTATGTACATGGGGTTATGCTTTGCCTGTATGAATGGTAGATAGCCGGGTTTGATATTGAATCTTGTTTTTATGCGAACAAAGTAATAATGGTTTCCGTCCTCTGCTATGGGCGGGATAAAATTTCCGTGCCAAAATGTTGGTTTACCGGTGGGATATTTATTACCGCTTACGCTGCTCATAACAGACGGATAAAGAGAGTTAACATCGGCCGTAGTTCCGTTATAGAAAACCCTATCTTCCTTGCCCTTGACGAGATAGCACCAACCTCCGCGATAGCTCTTGCGTATATATTCTCCTGCGCTTACATATCCATATGTTTCTCGGTCTATTTCATACGCATAGATATCTGGAAATAGGCTTTCATATTCTTCCTTAAACCATGTGTGCTTAAATTCTTCAAGGCAACAAGAACCAATCGTTAATTTATTATGGCCTTGCTCGAACATAATTTCGAGCGCTTCCTTTACAACTAGAACGTCATTTGCTATGTAGCCTTGTTCTTCCTCTGTAATTGGGCAGCCAGCATAACGTATGCCTGTGTATTCAATAGCGCTTTTACGGTGTTTTGTTTTAAACGATTCTCCAATTTGCGCAACGCTAAAGGGAAGTAACTTTAAACTGTCAACTATCTTGATGTATTTATTATTTACTTTAATAGTTATGTTGTACCACGAACCCATGTCGGATATTAGATAGCTGAAAGTGTTGTTCTTCATGTCTGATTGCTTCTGCCATTCAACATTAGTTCCCTCTTCATTTAAACTATTGTATGCCTGTTTAAATTTAAGCTCTGTCAACAAATATGATAACCAGAAACTGCCGTCAAATTTAAGATTGTGGTAGTAAATAATAACGTTGCTTTTTAATCCTACTAAATATTCAAAGGTTTCGCCTATCGAATGATGAATAACAACATCTTCTGTATTCATTTCGACACAAGCACTTGCCCACACTTCGGTGTAAGTTTGCCCTTTAAATACAGTTGTCTCAAAGTCCCCTACAAAGTAGCGATATGTCGGCTTTTTCATTCATAACCAACTTCGTCGCCTAATTCGTATAAGTCTCTGGCTTCGCTCGCTGTCATGCTTCTACCGCGAATAGCGTCAAGGATTATGTTAGCGCCTAAGTTTATTTCTGACTCTGGATATTTGTACAACAGCTTATCTATTGCGTCGCTTATTGCTTCAAAATTTTGCGCAATTCTATGGGCTATTTCATCTTCACCGTACTCTGCAATATACTGATGTATAGTATCGATGATATATTTTGCCCTCTCGCTTGAATATATCTGGTAGCGTTTTCTACGTTTGTAGAAGTATTTATCGTCTGGATTGCCAAGCATAAACAGCAATTCATTTAACAAGTGTCTCTCACCGTTTAATAGACCGGCTTCAAATTCTTCAGGTGAAACCCTGCGTCTTGTCTGCGCTGCTTTAATTGCTGCTTTTCTTCTTGTCTCTGCAAAATGTTCTGTAGCTGCCGTGGCTTCGCCTGTAGAAGTGTCTACAAAAAAGCCTGTTTCACGCAAAACTTTGGGGGTTACCTTTTTGAGATTCTCAATGTCTTTGCTTGTCGGAGATTTTGGGATAGCAGGTAGTTCGTAGTTGAAAAAATACCCCTTGCGCTTGTTTCTTGAAATGAAATCTCGTATGCGCTTTCTTTGCTTTCTATACTCGCTTAGATTGCTCATAACGAACACCTCTTAATTGTCGGGAGAGGGGTTAAACCCTCTCCCATTTGTGGATTTAAAGAACGGAACAGGTGATGAACTCCTTGCCGTTGTAGTTCTTAGAGGGCTTTTTGTAGACCTCAATTTCAAACGGCTCGCCGGACATTTCGGCATAGATTTCCTTGAAGTTGCGGATAAAGGATTCAGAGCCGGTGACAAACTTGTTGTCTGCTGTGTCCACAATGACAATCTTGCGATAGTCTTTCTTGTCCTTGGACTTCTCGTTGTGGACTTCGATGACCGCATACGCTGCGGGAGCGATGACAAAGGTTTCGTTTTCGCCGGTGATAACGCTGTCAAGCTGCTGCGCATTGGTGAAGTCTTTCATGCGGAGACGTTCACGAGCGGAAAGTTCCTTGCTGGTTTCGACGATGTTAGCAACATAAGATTCAGACATTTTAATGTTCTCCTTTTCAGATTATTTTGTTGGGCTTAGGCTTCGGCGGTGGTAACAGGAGTGGCATGAGCAAGGAAGAAGTCCTCGTCCATAGTGTATAGCTGCTCGATTACTTCGGAATCGACGATAGAGACGGCCTTGAGAGTGTCGGTTTCGATAGCAGCCTTTACAGCGGCCATA